CTGAGACTCCCCCGGTTGAGACGCCCAAGGCTACCGACGGTCAGGACACACCGGCACCAGCACCGGCCCCCGCTACTCAACAGCCTCAAGGCGACGATGTATGGCGGCAGCGCTATCTGACACTCGAAGGCAAATACAAGGCCGAAGTGCCTCGCTTGCATTCGCAGTTGAAGGAGATGCAGACCAAGCTCGAAGAGCTGGCTGCGCGCACCACCCGCACCGAGACGCCCCAGCCTGAGAAGCCGAAGGCCAAGCGCGTGACGGAAAAAGACCAAGAAACTTTCGGTGCCGATCTTCTCGATGTGATTAAGCGACAGGCAGAAGAAATCGCAGCTGATGCCTTAGCTGATCTGCAGGCGAAAGTCGGCAAGCTCGAATCGGAAAACGAGCAGCTGAAAGCGCAGGTCACTGGTGTTTCGCAGACGCAGAGCCTGACGGCTCAAGAAGTCTACTTCGGCAAGCTCGCAGCCACCGTGCCGGATTGGGAGGCGATCAACGTCTCTCCTGGATTTCTTGATTGGTTGGGTGAAGTTGACGAACTCAGCGGTGAGACGAGACAGGCTTATTTGGACCGTGCGTTCAACAGCCTCAACGTCGCTCAGACCGCCAAGCTCTTCAACGCGTACAAGAAGACACTGGCCCCCGCGCCCACTCCGCCGCCCGCTCCGAAGGCAACCGAGGTTCAGCGTCAAGTTGCTCCCGGCAAGTCGAAGACACCGCCAGGGCCCCAAGCGTCCGACGCCTCGTCGAAGATTTGGTCCGCCAATGAGATCGACAAGTTCTACGGCGAAGTTCGTTCGGGATACTACCGGAACAATCCGCAAGAAATGCTGCGCATCGAAGCTGAAATCGACGCTGCTGTGGCATCTGGTAGGGTGAAAGCCTGACAAACCAGAGACTGCCGTAGCGTCCAAACCAACAGGAAAGGACTACTGCTATGGCAGTCTCAGTAACCGGCGATTTTAACACGTCGCCCGCCTATACCGGCTACTTCATTCCGACCATCTGGTCGGGCAAGCTGAACGTCAAGTTCTACGCCACCACGGTTTTTGGTGAAATCGCCAACACTTCGTATGAAGGCGACATCAAGAACATGGGCGACAAGGTCATCATCAACAACATCCCGTCGATCACCATCAAGACGTACGTTGTTGGCCAGTCCCTCGCTTATGAAGTGCCCGCCCCGTCGAAGGTGGAGCTCATCATCGACAAGGCCAAGTACTTCGGCGTGAACGTCTCTGACGTTCTCGAATACCAGTCGCAGCCCAAGCTGATGGACATGTTCACGTCCGACGCAGCGAAGCAGATGGCTATCGAAATCGACCGTGACGTTCTTCTCGGCACGTTCGACCAGTGCGCCGCTGCCAACAAGGGTGCAACGGCTGGCGTCATCTCGGGCGCCTACAACCTCGGCACCGACGTGGCTCCGCTTGTTCTGACCTCGTCGAACGTTCTGCAGGTCTTCACCGCGCTTGCCTCGGTGCTTGACGAGCAGAACGTGCCTGACACCGACCGCTGGCTGGTTATCACGCCTTACGTGCGTAACCTGCTGATGTCCTCGAATCTCGCTCAGGCTTACATCACGGGCGACTCGCAGAGCATCCTCCGCAACGGCCGGATCGGTCAGATCGACCGCTTCACGCTGTACGTCAGCAACCTGCTGCCGTCCGCTGAAGCTGGCGAAGACTTCGACACCACGGCTCTCGACAACACCGACAAGCGTACGGCGATCATGGCTGGCCACAAGACGGCCATCACCTTCGCCTCGCAGATCGCGAAGGTCGAGTCGCTCCAGAACCCGAACGACTTCGGTACGCTGGTTCGTGGCTTGAATGTCTACGGCTACAAGGTTATCAAGCCGGAAGCCCTCGCCCTGGCGCTCTACGCCACCGACGGCACCGTGACGACCTAATAGGAGCGTCACAATAGAGACCTAAAGAGAGGGCTGCATCGAAAGGTGTGGCCCTCTTCTTCTAGGAGTAGTGTATGAAACGGCGCAAGTGTCTGCACGGCCACCGCGAAAAGGGAGCATCGCCTACCTACATTTCATGGCGCAAAATGACCGTTCGCTGCCAGCGTGACCCAGCCTACGCCCACGTAAAGGTTTGCAAGCGATGGTCCAAGTTTAAGAACTTCCTTGCCGACATGGGTGAACGACCACCAAACACCACGCTCGACCGCATCGATAACGAAAAGGGCTACAACAAGAAGAACTGCCGGTGGGCCTGTCCCATCACCCAAGCGAACAACCGCCGGAACACAGTTGTAGTTGATGGCTTTACGTTAAGAGAATGGTCGGATAAGACTGGTCTGACCTATGGTGCCCTGAAATCCCGGTACTACCGTACCGGCTCAATCGAGATAGAGACATGCCCTCAAGTTCCGGTAAAGGCGAAACCTTCATCAAGCGCTACCTTCCCGAGATCGCAGCAAAGCACGTCCTCGACGTCGGCTGCGGCAAAGGCAACCTCGTCAAACGCTACCGCACGCCAGGGCAGCACTGGACGGGGATCGAAGTCTTCAAGCCCTACATCGAGAAATACAACCTCAGGAAAAAGTACGAGACGGTCATCTGTGCGGACGCAAGGGAATACGACTACGGGGTCGACACGTTCGACCTCGCGTTCGCAGGCGACGTCCTCGAACACATGTCATACGAAGAAGCGCAAAGCCTCATGAAGCGCCTGCAGGCGGCGGCCCCGTGGGTCATCATCTCGATCCCGCTGGGCTACTATCCGCAGGGGACAGTCAACGGGAATATGTACGAGCGCCACATCACAAACTTTTGGGATAACGACAAGGTCCGCGCTATGTTTGGGGACTTCGACTACTACGCGATAACGATGCCGGTCGGCACGTACATCTACCGGAGGAAGCCATGAGGATCGTCACTTGCCTGATGACCTGCGATCGCCCCAACCTCACGGACCGTACCGTTCAGTCGATGATCGAACCCGGTGAACTCTATATGGGGCACTCGATCTTGGTGCATGGGGATGATGCGTCGAGTGAGTTCCAGAACCATGCTATTGTTCAAGACGCGGGGTTTACGACGATCGTGCAGACAAAGCAGCGCGTTGGTGCGTTCGGGCTCCGCAAGCGGTTAATCGAGACGGCGGTAGAACTGTATAACCCGACACACATTCTGGTGTGGGAGAATGACTGGCAGTGCGTCCGGCCGATCCCGTGGCGCACGATGCAGAAGGCGCTGGACGAAGATACGTGGCAGTTCCGCTTGTACGGAAAGCACAAGCAAGAGGACAAGACACGCCCCGCAGGACCTCTGCACGCAGGTAAGGGAAAGAAAGACCCCGGCTGGGAGCGGTTCGTCGCAAACGGTGTGGTCTGCGAACGTGGCGATATTCATTGGGCGACACCGCCTACGCTGTGCCGGGTCGAGGAGCTGATGTATATTCTGAAGGATGCAACGTCCGATAAAGACATGTGGCGCAAGAGCGGTGATCTGTCGACGCTGACCGCCCGCGTGGTGGACAATGTCGTGTGGCACGTAGGGTTCGATCAGACGCCAGGGTTCATCAAATGAAAGTAGTTCTCGCGCTGCAGTCGTGTGGCAGGTTGGACCTGACCACTCAGACCCTCAACACGTTCGTGCGCCATAACCCCTTTGTCCCTGATTGGGTAACAATGATCCATGCCGAGGACGGCCGCGTGGATAAGCGCAACGAACGCCTAGCCACCTCCCACGGTTTTGCGTGTGTCTCAAAAGATCGTCGACTGGGTAACACTCAGTGTCGGAAGCACCTGATCCGACAGGCCGCCGATCTGCGTGCGACGCACATCATTCTTCTGGAGAACGATTGGGAGACTATCCGGCCGTGGCCGTGGGAACTCATCAAGTGGATGACCGAGCAGCCCGACATCTACCACCTGAGGTTTTGGCATGAGTGGAAAATTCCCCGCAAGTATAATGCGTGGGTGGAGGCGGGGCGGCAAGGATACGTCAGCCGTCACCGTGGAAGGGATAATGCTAACCCTGACTGGAAACTGTTCACAGGGGCACCGGAGGCAATCGAGATTGGTGACATTCATTGGTCAGCCCCGCCTGCGGTCACTCGTATCGACGAAGCCGTGTGGCTGCATAAAGGTGTTCGCGCTGAAAGCGGCTCTATCCAGCGCTCCGGTGAAATCCAGCACAAGGTGGCGCGGGTTATGGAGAACGTGATCTGGCACATTGGTGAGGCGCGTCGTACCCCGGAGTTCAAACGATGACATACATGACGCTGGTCTACCCCTACTACAATAACCCCGGCATGCTGAAGCAACACTACGATCTGTGGTCGGGCTTTTCGACCGACACGAAGACGATGTTCGACGTCGTCATTGTGGACGACGGTTCGCGCGTCGCCCCGGCGGTCAACGTCCCTAGACCCGAGGGACTTCCGCATCTGCAGCTGTATCGCATCATCGAGGACAAGGACTGGAACTGGTGCGGAGCCCGCAACCTTGGAGCCAAGGAAGCGCCGGGCCAGTGGTTGTTTCTGACGGACATGGACCACATGGTTCCTGAGGACACGATCCGCGCCATGTATAAGACGCTCAAGCCTAACCGTGCGTACCGCCCGTTCCGGCTGACGTACCCAGGCCCTGAAGTCATGCTGGACAAGCATGGCCATCCGAAGCGCCACCCGAACACTTGGGTGATGGAGAAAGAGATGTACTGGAAAATCGGCGGGTATGATGAGTTTTACTCGGGACAGTACGGGTTTGATGGGGTGTTCCATTCGCGCGTGGAGGCGCACGCGCAGGTCGTCGAGCATCCCGCGTATATCATCCGCGTCCCGCGCGAGGTCGTGCCAGATGCTTCGACCGACAATAAAGCCCGCAAGGCTGCGCGGCCTGAGGGCTTTCATAAGATGATGCGCGCCAAGAAGGACGCTTCACCGTCCAAGGGCAAGATACTTACGTTTCAGTTCACCTGGGAGCGCCAGATATGAGCCTCGTTGTAGTCTGTTGGAAGTGGATCGGTTGGCGGGGCGAGATGTATAAAGCCCACCACGTCAACGTGCTGAAGCGCATGGTCGAGAAGAACCTCAAAATCCCGCACCGCTTCGTGTGCGTGACGGACGACCCGACGGGCGTCGAGGCGGAGACGATCCGCATCTGGAATGATCCAGAGGTCATGGTGCAGGGGAAGCGCCCGAACTGCTACCGCCGCCTGAAGGTGTTCTCGGCCGAAGCGAAGAAAATCTTCAACGCCGATCGCCTCCTGTCGATCGACCTGGATTGCGTGATCTTTGATGACATCACACCCCTGGTAACCGACGACGACTTCAAGATCATGCAGGGCAAGGCGTCCCCGCTCAACGGGTCGATGTTTCTGCACACGCTGGGCACCCGGCATGATGTGTGGGCGAGCTTTGGCTGCAACGCGCAGGACCTCGTTCGCCGGGCCGAGATGGCTACCAAGGTGCGGATGTACGGCAGCGATCAGGCGTGGATGAGCTACAAGATGCCGAAGTCGCCGGTCTGGACGGCGCGGGACGGTGCGTACCACTTCACGCTGCTGAAAGGCGACATTCCCGAGGATGCCCGGATATGCTTCTTCGCCGGTAGCCACAAACCCTGGCACCCCTACGTCGCTGAGAAGGCTCCACGGGCCTACGATACGTATGCCCAATACAGCCAGGAAGTGTACGGCGTTAAGTAGGGAACACTGGTAAACCCTCACCCCATAGGATATTACAGGGCATCAACCGTGGATGGTGCCCATGCCTTTGACCGCCGACGACGTAATCACGCGGGTGCGTGAGCTTCTGATCGATAACGGGACAAGTCCCCGCTGGACGGACGCCGAGCTTCTGAGACATCTGTCTGATGGTCAGCGAGCTATTTCGCGTGCCGATCCTACCGCGATCCAGAAGGTCGCTGTGATGCAGCTTGCCGAGGGGACGCGCCAGTCGCTCCCCGCTGACGGTGAAAGCCTCCTGACCATTACCCGAAACATGGGTACGACCGGCACGACGCCGGGTCGGGCGGTACGGATCATCCGTCGGGACATCATCGACGACCAGAACCCGATGTGGCATACTGAAGCCAAGGTCTCGACGATTTACAACTACATCTATGACCCGACGGATTCCGACGCGTTCTTTGTCTACCCGCCCTCAAACGGAAACGGGTACGTCGAGATCAACTATTGCTACGTCCCTTCAGAGCTTGATGAGCTGACTGACGAGCTGGACGTAGACGACATCTACATCACACCGCTGACCGACTACGTGATGTTCCGCGCGCTCCAGAAAGACTCGGACTTCGCGGCGGGCATGCAACGCGCACAGATGCACTTCCAGGCGTTCGTCGCGTTCCTCGGTGTCGATGGTGAGGATGACGTGAACCCGAACCTACAGACGACGCCGTTTGATCCGGCGAAGAAGGGAACCGCCCGATGAGCCAAGTCGAATATAGCGCATTCCTCCCTGACGTCCTGCCCTATGTGCGGGATGTACCGGAGTTCGTCGCGATCAACGCGATCCGCAATGCGTGCATCGAGTTCTGCGAAGAGTCGACGTGGTGGCGTACGACCCTCGGAGACATCACGCTGGTTGCAGGCCAGAGCGAGTATGATCTCGACGTGGAGGTCGGATGCGCGATTGCTGCCATAATGTCGGCACACATTGGCCGCGTTAAAATCCAGACGGTGTACGAGGAGTTCTTGGTCGAGACGATCGGTCCCGACTGGCGCACGCGCACCGGTCCCGTACAGTATCTAGTGCACGACGGTGACTTCGATACGATTCGTCTGGCGTTCGTGCCGGACGTGGTGCCGGAAGACCCGCTGCAGCTGCACGTTTCGATCCGCCCGATCAAGACATCGACTCGAGTTCCCAAGGAACTCTATGAGCGCTGGGGCGAGATCATTGGTTTCGGTGCGCGTGCGCGTCTGCACGACACGCCCGGCCAGCCATACTCGAATGAGGAAGCGGCGGCCAAGTTTCGTCGGTGGTTCGAGTCGGGCTACGGCGATGCAAAGATTCAGGCAAATCGCGGACGTGGGCGTGGACCGCTCATGGTGCGTCCGCCTCGGTTAGTGTGAGGGAACAATGGCCGCAGTCTATTACGACATTCTGATCGAGCAGGGCGCGACCTATCTGAGGACGTTCGTGTGGAAAGACTCGGATGAAGTTCCTGTCGATCTCACCAACTATACAGCGCGGATGCAAATCCGGCGCAAGCGGTCGTCGACGACTGTTGAGCATACGGCCACGACTGAGAACGGAGGGATCGTTCTTGGGGGCGCGGCGGGGACTATTGACATTATCATTCCTGCGACAGCCACTGCCGAGTTCAACTTCACGAAGGGCGTCTACGACCTTGAGCTTGAGAGTACTGGTGACGTCGTCACACGTCTCATCGAGGGTAGTGTCGAAGTCAGCAAGGAAGTCACGCGATGACAGAGATCGTTGAAGTCGTAGAAGAGAGCAGGATCATCGTCACTGACAAGACGCCAGGGCTTATCGAGATCGTGGAGCGCGGCCCCGCGGGCCCACCCGGCCCGGCTGACCCGGTCACTGATGACGGCGACACGCTCGGCACCGCTAGCAAGCGCTGGTCAGACCTGTT